TCAGAGGTTACCAACCTTGCACAGGTCAAGGCCTTTGATACTTCTGACTATGCTACTGCGGCACAAGGCACGACTGCTGACTCTGCTTTGCAAAGTGGGGACAACATATCTGTCTTAACTAACAACTCAGGCTATCTAACGGCTAACCAAGCGATTACGCTGTCTGGAGCAGTTACTGGCTCAGGGACAACTTCTATTACTACTACACTGTCAACAATTGACGGGGGAACTTATTAATGACCACGATTAAACTTAAGAACGGCTCTGGCGCTCCAACGTCCGGTGATCTTGCTCAAGGTGAACCCGCATTAGACCTGACTAACAAGCGTCTCTATACAGAGGACTCTGGCGGTAATGTTATTGAAGTAGGTACTAACCCCGGCGTAGACGTAACCTTTGCTGATGACCGTAAGGCTATCTTCGGTGCTGGCTCTGACCTACAGATTTACCATGATGGATCTGCTAGTTATATAAGCGACCAAGGAACTGGCAATCTAAAGTTATTAGCAGGAAGCTTTCGTGTAAGAAACTCTGCTGACACAGAAAACATTATGCAGGGAAACGAAAATGGAACCGTTTCTTTGTATTACGACAATTCAGTTAAGTTTGCCACCACCTCCACAGGCATCGACGTAACTGGCACAGTAACTGCTGATGGTTTGACTGTTCAAGGCGCTTCTGATTCTACACTTCTTGTTGAAGCTACAGGCGGCAACGATGCTAGCTTGTTTTTGACTGAAGCCGGTACAGGAAACGTAGGCGCACAGTTTGTTTACGATGGTGGAGATAACGAACTTTATTTAAAAGTTGGAAACAATACTGATATTAATCGTCTTTCAGTTTCTAGAGACACAGGAGACATCAGCTTCTACGATTCGGCTGGCACGACTGCGAAGTTGTTCTGGGATGCTTCTGCGGAGTCGTTGGGTATAGGCACAGCCAGTCCAGATGCTAAGCTGGAAGTAGCTGGCTCTACTAACGACGATTTATTTAACCTTACTGGCGCAGGTACAAACTTTGAACTTCGTGCCACTTCGGGCAATGGAGCCACACCAAATTCTAGTGTTTATAGGCTGGCTTTAGATTACCTTGGCACTTATACCAACGGTTTTATTGATTTTTACAGAGGTGGCGCAGGAAACGACGGCTACTTAGCATTTGGTTCTGCTGGCACAGAAGCCATGCGCATCACCAGCGGTGGCATTTTAGAGTTTAACAATAATGCCGTTATAAGCGTTAACGACACAGCGGACTCTATGTATTTTGGTGGTGGCGGAACAGTTCCAAACACCATACAAAGCCAAGCCAGCGCTTTGCATAATTGGCAAATGGGCGGAAGCAATGTCATGCGCATCGACTCTAGTGGCAACTTGCTGGTTGGTACCTCCAATACTACATGGGCTTCGGAAGAAGGATTACGCTATTTCAATGGCAGTTCGTTAATCGTAACCCGTGATTCTGATGAACCTTTGAATTTAAATAGGCTTACTAATGATGGTTCGATTGCAGTCTTCAAGAAAGACGGCACCACAGTCGGTAGTATTGGTACTGAGGTATCTGATGGAACAACTCCGGCAGAATTAGTTATTACCGCAGGTACAGTTAATTCCGCTAGATTATGGCTAAAGGGTGGCGACAGCGGCCTTATTCTTGACGGTCATACGAATAGTGTTTTGCCTACAGATGAAAATAGCTACGAGGATAATCGTACTGATTTAGGCTCTAGTTCTTATAGGTTCAAAGACCTTTACCTGTCAGGCGAAATTTATAATACAGCCGCTTATAATCAAACTACTGGCCTTGCGGCAAATATGTACGTCAACAGCGCAGGAAGATTTTTTAGGTCAACATCTTCTGAGCGTTACAAAAATACAATCCAAGATGCTACGAACGGTTTAACTGAGCTTCTTACGCTCCGTCCTGTTACATACAAAGGCAATAACGATGGTGATTTAGTTTTTGGTGGTTTGATTGCTGAAGAAGTGCATGACGCTGGTTTAACAGAGTTTGTTCAATACAACGAAGATAATCAACCTGATGCTTTGGCTTACGGAAACATGGTTTCTCTTTGCATCAAAGCTATACAAGAACAAAACCAAATTATTAATGACTTACGTGCCAGAGTTGCACAACTGGAGAATAACTAATGGCTACATGGACTATAGCAACACTTGAGCGTGAATTAGCAGACGGCGGCGTAACCGTTGCACACTGGCGATGCACTGACGTAGACGGAGACTTCTCCGCATCATCTTATGGCACTGTCGGGTTTACACCAGACCCAACTGCATCTGACTACATTGCTTATGACAGCCTGACAGAGGCTAACGTACTGGCATGGGTACACGAGTCAGTAGACAAGGACGCTACTGAAGCGGCACTGACTGCTAAGATCGAAGCAGACAAGAACCCAACCAGTGGCTCTGGTGTGCCTTGGTAAATGATTGACCCTGTTACTGCTATTGCTGGAGCCTCTAAAGCATTTGCTATGGCAAAGGCAATGGTAGAAGCAGGAAGAGCTGCTGAAGACACTATGATGCAGATAAGTACTTGGTACGGACACGCATCTGATGTCATCTACGCAGACAACAAGGCAAAAAGAACATCACCTTTTAAGAAGGTTGTATTTAGGAAAAGTGTTGAAGCAGAGGCTATACAGGCTTTTGCCGCTAAGAAGAAGATAGAAGCACAACAAAGAGACTTGATAACCATGTTGAACTACGCATACGGTAGTCAAGGACTTTTAGAGTTTCGTGAACTAAAGAAGAACATAGCAAGAGAAAGAGAAGAAACGGTTTATAGACAACAAGAACTAAAGGAAGCACTGGTTAGTTCTTTTGCTATAGTGATGATGACAGGGCTTTTAGCTGGGTTGTTAATGTTTATTATAACAGGTGGTAAGTAATGACTAGAACAGAGGAACTAATAGCTAGGCTCGAAGGACACGAGAAGGAATGTCTTGTACGTTACGAAATGATTCAACGTCAACTTGATTCAGCAGGTAAGGACATTACTTCTAACCGCCAAGCTGTCTTTGCTCTGTACCCTTTTATTCTTGGTGCATTAGTCTTTGCTGAGTACATAAGATGATAGAGGCGCTTATAGGGCCGGTTACAGGTCTTCTAGACAAGTTTATACAAGACAAGGACCAGAAGGCAAGGCTGGCCCATGAAGTCGCTACAATGGCTCAGATACACGCTCAAGAGCTTGCTACAGCGCAGATAGAAGTTAACAAGGTAGAAGCAGCACACAAGTCCTTGTTTGTCTCTGGTTGGCGTCCTGCTGTTGGTTGGTGTTGTGTACTAGGTATGACAGGTAACTTTATGGTTATACCGTTTACTAACTTTGTACTGGCGTTGTTAGCTATTGAAGTAACTATACCGCTTATTGATCTTGAGACTATGATGCCTGTACTTATGGGTATGCTTGGTCTTGGTGCAATGCGTTCTTATGAAAAGACTAAGGGCGTATCGAGGGAAAAATAGATGAGTCGAATTAGAGATAGTGAAGGCCGTATGGCAGACATATGGACAAGTATTTTTGCAACTATGGGTCGTACTGCTCTTTTAGAACAAGAAGGAGAAATTTTACAAATACTTGCTGAAACTACAGCAGCAGGGCGTCCGCTTGCTCCCTCAGATCTTCCTTTAGAAGGTCTTAGTCGAGAAAATGCACAAGCGTTTCGTGAGGCTATTTTAATATATAACACATCACGCGAGGAAGCTCAAAACATTGTTGATACAATGATTGATAATCCTGAAGCACTTGCGGAGATGGAAGATCCCGGTTCTATAGTTACTAGCATAATAAATCAAGGAGCTATGCAGTTTGCTAGTGGTCCTATTTCCACAGCAACGCCTCCCGGTTCTCCAGAAACAGTTGTAATTACAGGCGGTTCTGGTGTAACTATAACAACAGGCAATATTTTACAGAATATTGAAGGTATTCTTAGGGATTTAGTTCCTTATATTCCCGGCATATCCCTTCCTGACTGGATGCCTTCTGCTGGCGTTATCTTTTTGCCAACAGTAGGAGAAGCAATAAACAAAGTTAATGAAATTGCTGGTAGTATTGGCGATGAAATAGAAGACGGAGAAACATTAGGGGAAATATTAAGTGGTATTGGTCAAGTTATTGTTGGTGCTGGCGGCGATTTAGTTGATGAAATTAAAGTAAAAGCTGTGGAAGTTATTGGTCAAGTTGCTGGAGCAATAGCAGATCCAACCAAAGCAGGAACTATTATTGCTGGTGTTTTTTCTGGTAGTTTCCCTTCAGGTATTCCTGACTGGCTTGGCGGTATTTTAATAGAAAACGTAAGCAGTGCTGTATACGGCTCAGTACGTAATGTTTTAGTAGAATCAGGTACAGCAACAGAAGACCAACTTCCTCTTACGCAAGAAGTAGACACAGAAGTTGATCCGAATACTATGTTCACCAACAGAGGTGACAACTACTTTGTTAACAGCGAAACAGACGAGTACTTCCGGTTAGCAGAAAGCGAAGAAACTGACTTTGAGTTAAACGGAGAATACACCAAAGATCAGTTAGAAAACACTGGTTTAGAAACTATAGACTCCGGTACGTATCAGTCACTGTTAGATGACCTTTCGTTTCATGCATTAGAAGAAGACATCTATGAGTACTCTCTTGCGGACTTAAGAACCCGTTATGAAGAAGAAGGCGGTATAATTCCCGGTGACTGGAAGTTAATGGATGATGAATCAAAGTACGACTTTTTACTAGACGACTACTTTGAAATCCCACAGATGATTGAAGACCCTGATAAAGAGGACCTGCGGGAAGTAGATACAACAGATACAACAGACACAACAGATACAACAGACACAACAGACACAACAGATACAACAGATACAACAGATACAACAGACACAACAGATACAACAGATACAACAGACACAACAGATACAACAGACACAACAGATACAACAGATACGACAGATACAACAGATACAACAGATACAACAGATATTGATACTGACGATGATCCTACTGATGATACTTCAGTTGCAGATCTCTTTAGTGACGTACTAGGAGAATCAGAGCAAAGAATCTTACAGGGTATTATTGACGCTGGTTACGCTACTCCTGATGACATTACAACAGCGCTTGAAGAAGCTAACCTACTAACAGCAGAAAACTTAAGAACTACTTTAGAAGCTTCTGGGTTTGCTACTCCTCAAGACATTGCTGATGCGTTTACTAATGCGGGTTTAGCAACACCTCAAGATGTTACAGATGCGATAGCAGCGGCAGGTTTAGCAACACCGCAAGATATTATTGATGCACTAGACTCCTTTGGTTTTACTGACGCGCAACTTGAGCAGATTGTTGGAGCGCTTCCTGAAAATTTAAGTTTAACAGATTTAAATGACGCATTAAGCACAGCATTATCAGGCATTGCATTAGGTACTGATTTAGACGACGCTACAACTACTATTGTTGATGCTGTTGGTGGACTTGACATTGCAAGCCCAGACGACATTAGAACAATATTATCTGGATATGGGTTTACTGATGAACAGCTAGATCAAATTGCTGGTGTAATTCCTGAAGGTTTAACTTTAGCAGAACTTAATGAGTCCTTAACTAATTCTCTTTCTGGTATTGCATTAGGTACTGACTTAAATGACGCTACGACCACTATTGTTGATGCAATAGGTGGTTTAAGTTTTGCTACAGCAGAAGACGTAAGAACTGCTCTGTCAGAGTTTAACTTTACAGAAGACCAGCTAAATCAAATCTCTGATTTAATACCCGACACATTAAGAAGCGGAGAAGTAGAGGAGTTGTTGTCTTCTGCTCTTACTGGTATTTCAAGACAAGAAGACATAGACACAGCTTTTGCTACTTTAACAACAAACTTAGGCGAAGGAGTTCGTGGTTTAGAAACTGGACAAGAAGAAATACTTACAGGACAAACTCGAATAGGAGAAGAAGTCCAGAGTGTTGAAGACTTGATTATGTCTAGTACAGGGCTTCTTACTGCACTAGGTGCTGCAGGTCTTGGCGGTGGCGGTGCTTCACGTCCTGCTGCTAGGCCCTTTAGACAATTTAAAGAAACATTTGACTATGCACCTCAAGAAGTAAAGCCAGTAGAAACAAAATCAATGGACTACAATAAAGAAGTTGATAGGTTATTAACAATGGGCATGGGCGGTAAAAAACCAGGAATGTTAGTATGACGTATTTAAATTTAGTAAACAATGTACTACGTAGGATGCGTGAAGACGAAGTAACGTCTGTACAAGACAGCACCTATAGTAAAATGGTAGGTGATTTTGTTAATGACGCTAAAAGGACTATAGAAGACTCTTGGGACTGGTCGGCGTTGCGTACTACATTAACAATTACAACTACTGCTGATGTTTTTAACTACGTACTAACTGGTAGTCAGAACAGGATTAAAGCTTTAAATGTTATCAACGACACTGCTAACTTGTTTATGGAGTACCAAACAGCGACATTCTTTGATGAAGCTTACTTGATTTCTGATGCTCGTAAAAGTGCTCCTAAGTACTACACGTACAATGGTGTTGATAGTGACGGTGACACTCAGATTGACATTTATCCAATTCCTGACAAAGAGTACACCATTCGGTTTAACTGTGTCAAAAGAACGGGCGACTTGTCCGCTAACGATGACCGACTTACAGTACCTAGTATGCCCGTGTTACACTTAGCTATTGCTTTGTTAGCCCGTGAACGTGGGGAGACTGGAGGTACGTCTGCTCCTGAATACTTTAAGATTGCTGAGAACTATATGTCTGACGCTATTGCCTTAGACGCTCAGAAGCATCCAGAAGAAACAATCTTCTATACCCCTTGAGGTAAACTATGGCACAACAACTTAACAGTATTAATCTTGTTGCACCGGCCTTTAAAGGAATCAATACAGAAGATTCTCCGTTGCAGCAAGACCCTTCGTTTGCAGAGATTGCAG